GCCGGACCTGACGTGGAGTGTTTCGAGACCGAAAAGGAGCTCCTCAAAGCGTTTGAAAAGTACATGATCAAAATAGATCCGGACATTCTCACGGGGTGGAACATCTTCGGGTTCGACTTGGAGTTTCTGATCATACGAGCGACGATTCATTGCGGGTTGAGCCCTGTGTGGGGGCGGATCCGTGGGGAGGTGGCGGCGCTTGTGGAGAAGAATCTGAGTTCGAGCGCGCTAGGGAACAACGAGCTCAAGATGGTGCCGATGAAAGGCCGGTACGTTTTCGATCTTTTCCAGGATGTGAAGCGCGAGCACAAGCTGGAGAGTTACTCTTTGAATAACGTCTCGAAGCACTTTTTGAAGGATCAGAAGAACGATATGCCGGTCAAGGAGATTTTTAGACGGTACAAGGATGGAAACCCGGCCGAGCTCGGGGAGGTGGCCCAGTACTGTATTCAGGATACGGTCCTGCCGCACAAACTCATGGAGAAACTGTGTCAGATACAGAACCAGGTGGAGATGGCCAAAGCGTGTTGGGTACCTTTGGCGTTTCTGAGCGAGCGCGGTCAGCAAATCAAGGTGTTTTCGCAGATGGCCAAGAAGGCTCGGGAGCTCAATTTCATCATTCCGACGTTCAGGAGGCCGAACGGTCCTGATGAAGGCAAGTACGAAGGTGCGACGGTTCTGGAAGCGCAGACGGGTGCGTACTACGGCCCCATCACAGCACTGGATTTCGCGAGTCTGTATCCGAGCATCATGTGCGCCGAGAATCTGTGTTATTCTTCACTGGTCATGAATGCCCGGTACGACAATCTGCCGGGAGTCACGTACGAACAGTTTGGGCCTCACCGTTTCGCGCAGACCTCGGGAGAGAAACCTGTAGTTTCTCTCCTCCCCACGATCCTCACGGACCTCAAGGCGTTTCGTAAAAAGGCCAAGAAGCTCATGGCTGCGGCAGAGGGGACGCCTATGGAGACGGTCTATAACGCTCAGCAACTCGCGTACAAGATCAGCATGAACAGCATCTACGGGTTCACTGGCGCTTCCAAGGGTATGCTTCCGTGCGTCGCCATCGCATCCACAGTCACGATGAGGGGACGCCAAATGATTGAGGAGACGAAGAATTACGTCGAGGCGAACTTCCCTGGCGCAAAGGTGCGGTACGGGGACTCTGTGATGCCAGAGACGCCAGTGCTGGTCCGACGTGGCGAACTGGTGTCCGTTCAAAAAATCGAAAATATCGCAGACAGATGGACCGACTATCCAGGCTTCCTCAAGGATGGTACAGACAAAGAGCAGTGTGATATTACAGGTCTAGAAGCTTGGACACACCTCGGATGGCAACCGATCAAGCGCGTCATCAGGCACAAGTGCCAAAAGAAGATCTACCGCGTCTTGACTCATACGGGACTAGTGGATGTGACGGAGGACCATTCACTTCTGGACCCATCGTGTAATTTGCTCAAACCCACTGAGATCATAGAAGGTCAAGAGCTCTTTCACAGTTTTCCAGAGACGGCCGGTGGTTACGGGTTTTCCAGTGACATGCTATTCGTACTCGGTGTGTTTGTCGGTGACGGTTCATGTGGTCACTATCAGTGCCCTTCGGGTTCCAAGGCTACTTGGGCAATCAACAATCAGAACCTTGATCTACTCAATAATTGTAAAGAGATTCTTGAGGTAGTCTACCCAGACTACAAGTTTGTTATCATGGACACACTTGAGAGCTCTGGTGTCTATAAACTTTCGCCGCGCGGTGACGTTGTCAACCTTGTCAAGACTTGGCGAGCACTGTGCTACGATGGACAAGCAAAGAAGGTCCCACTCGAGGCTATGGGCCACGAATCCTTCTTTCAAGGTCTATGGGCGAGCGATGGATGTCGCCGCGACAACAAGGTCGGTGGGTGCCTTCGAATCGATACAAAGAATCAGGTCACGGCCCAGTGGTACTACATGTTTCTGAAATCCATGGGATACAGAGTCTCATTGAATACACGCAAGGACAAAACCAATGTGTTCAGGCTTACGTTCACCAAATCATCGTTTCGCAAGAATCCCATCGTCGTCAAGAAACTCGGCGTCCTTCACGAGTCTTGGGACGGCTTTGTGTACGATCTCGAGACCGATGCGGGCACCTTCCAAGCGGGCGTCGGATGCATGATCGTCAAGAACACGGACTCAGTGATGGTTGAGTTTGACGTTCAGGGACGCAAGGGACAAGAGGCGATCGATTACTCATGGGAGCAGGGTGAACAGGCCGCAGAGCAGTGTACGAAGCTTTTCAAGGCGCCGAATGATCTAGAATTGGAGAAGGTCTACTGTCCGTACGTACTTTACAGTAAGAAGCGCTACGCGGCGAAGATGTACGAAAAGGGACGGGACGGGACGGTAGTCTTCAAGAAGATTGACGTCAAGGGCCTACAGGTTGTTCGGCGTGACAGCTGTCCCTTTGTGAGGGAAACCCTAAAAAGGCTTCTCGAACTCATTCTCGAGTCGAGCGATCCGAGACCGGCAATCGAACTTGCGCGAGAAGCCGCCAAGATCCTCATACAGGGCAAAGTGCCTATCGAGAAGCTACTGATGAGCAAGCAATTGGCATCCGAGTACAAGGTGCCTATGCCTCACGTGACGGTCCGTGACAAGATCAGGGCGCGGGCACCGGGTTCAGAGCCTCAACAAGGCGACCGCGTCCCTTTCGTGATCGTCAAGGGGGAAGGGAGAATGTACGAAAAGGCGGAGGACCCCGCGTGGGTTCGTGAAAAGAATGTACCGCTTGATTTCCAGTACTATTTCACGAACCAGTTCAAAAAGCCGGTACAGGATCTCCTTGAGCCGCTCGTGAGCGCCGACTTGATTTTCGACAAGAAATTCATGGCCAAGACGGAGAGCACAACCGAGGTTGCGGCGCGCAAGGCGTTCCTGACCATGTTTTCCAAAAAGGCTACATAAACCCAGTGAGCGCTGAAAAGACAAGTTAAATGGAGCAGCAGATTCTCCAACTGATTGAAGAGGAGGTGTCACGTCGGGTCGGTCTTAGAATGTCCGTCGTGCTCGACTTTGTGGCCCGGACGTATCAGCTGCCTATAGAGCAACTCGTGAAAGACACGTCGGCTATAGAGTGTGTATTTTGTAAAGGAATTCTGAAAAGCAAGAAGCGGTGTCTCAAGCAACCGACTGAAAACGGGTACTGTGGGTTCCATCAGTGTCAAGTTCCTAAACCGGTTCCCAAGTTGGTCGAGAGGGTCAAGGCGCCGTGGGAAGTTTAGTTAGAGATTTGAGAGCTCTAAAAAGCAATGAGCAAGTCGGAGTTGCTACTGACGAGCCTCTCTAAATTTTTTGATGTACCAGAGAATCGTGAGAAACTTCACGATATTCTGGGCCACCGCAAGGGCATATCCCTCCGCAAACTCGAGTGGTTCGTGACGAATTACGCCAAGGCGAACCACGTGACCTACACCACGCCGACCGGCAAGATGTTCACGGTTCACGTAGCCTACAAGTCGAGTCTGGATGGATACAGTAAGAAACTGTTCGACCCCTTTTGCCGGACGGAGCGGGTCGAGTTCCACGGGTTCACGACGACGTGCGCACAGCTCAATTTCCTGAAGTGGTGTATCCAGAATGGCATCATAGAATACCTTGAGAAGGTCCCATCTATCAAACATAAGGAAGACGAGCAAATCCACCCTGAAACTCCAGAAGGGTGTAACCATAATAAAACACGTATAGATTGTATCCCTGTGAAATCTGCGTTGCATAGCTCGGGTTGAACACAAGGGACAGCGTCGTGGTTTGCGAATTTAACTTTGAAAAATTAAGGTAGCCGCCCTGGTTGTATTCCTTGGGGGTGAGTCCAAACGAATAACTATATATACTCTTTGAAGGAATTGAAATACCATGCTCCAAAGGTTGTTTGAACGTGTAGTACAACGACCCTTGGAACGTGCTCAGAATATCAACGTTGTTAAGTGTAATCTTGGCAGTATCGATAACGTCGACGTAGTTGGAGACGCCCGAGGGGAAGTTGAGCTGAACGCCCGTCTGAATGTACTGGGTCGTGTAGCCGTAGTTATAGCGCGAGTCTGAATAAAGACCTGAAGAAACATCTTCGTAATTCTTGTTCCTAAAGAACCATGCGAGTGTTTGGACGGGGAAGGAGGCGGTGAGCTGGAGCTGGGGATTTCCGGCCGAGAATGTGAGGGTCGACTCTCTCTTGACGCGATTGACGATGTACTTGAGGGGTGTGTTGGTGTAGTACAGCTTTTCCGCATTTTCGAGCAAAATTTCTTCAGTCACGAGTTTGGGAAGCACCAAGTCGGTCGTGTGTGGGGCGGCCACGTTACACCACCATGTGTTTGGCTGGAAGGTGAACCGTACGTACAGACGCTGGTTCCACATTGCGCAGAGGGGGAAGTAAGGACGACGGAGGCGCTCGTCGTCATGGCCGTTATGAGACTTGCGGCGGCAAAAAAAGAACTCGAGGGGGATGATATAGTCCGTCGCGACCTGGGAGTTGATGTTTGAGCCACCGACAGCCTGGAACATTCCCGTTTGTTCATCGGCATCCAGAAACAGCTGATCACGGATGATGTACCAGTCGTCGTAGAGGGTCTCAATGACGGTCTCATTGACGAGAAGATCCACCTGCTTTATGAGAGCGCGCCCAAGCTGAGCAGAATACTGCGCACCGCCGGGCAAAGCGGGCATAGTCACCTTGAGATACATGTTCGACAGGAGGTGGCCAAGCTCGGTGGGTAAGAGCTCCAACTGAATAGTCTGATTCTGATACGAAGGGTTGGGCGGTGGGAAGGGAATGACTCGCTGATACATCACAGAGTTTGTGTATCTCTTGAAATCAGGGTTCCACTGTGACTTTGTGAAATCTTCCAAGAGAAGATGATCTTCTTGGGGCCCTATGGCGTGGAGAGCCATCACAGAACCCGAGCTGAATCCACGGCCTTTCACATCTTCAAAAGGGCCAGTTTCAGGAGTCTCATATTTGAAGCCGGTGTTCAAGTCTCTGAGCTGAAACGTCGATGTGCCGCCGCGTATGCTTTCGTTGATTTCTATGTTAAATTTCTGTGTTGACGCTTCCGTTTCAAAATTCGTAAACTTGGCGGGAACGAAGGTGCTCAAGAACCCAGGTTCCTTGACGAGACCTGTACTTTTGTTTGGTTTGGACGTGTTTTCGGGGACGGTACCATCCAGAGGCTCTAGAATCGCAAATCCG